TTTCTTTAAAATGATTTGCGAATACTAAAAGTAATATAATGATTATTGTTACTAAAATTATATGTATCATATATATTAATCATTTTTTTATTTTAATATTATATATGAAATCTATTAAAAGAAATAAAAAATATTTAACCAGATTAAAAAAAAAACGTTCAACTATAAAAAAAAGAACTAGTAAATATAGAAAAAAAAAGAAAGGTGGCAGTTCTGAATTAGAAAAAAATATTATAAGCGATTATTTACTAGCAAATAGTGTCTTTAACAATACGGAGTCCGTTATGGAAAATTTAATAGATAAGTGTTCTTTTGATTCATTAAAATGGGGGGGAAAAGAAATATTCAAAATGATTAATTTAAACACCCCCGCCCCAAATCAGGTATATACTGATAATAAATATTTTTGTACACTATTTGATGGCGGGCATCAATATTTCTTTGACAAATATAAAAATATCTTTGATGATTCCGAAGAACTTGATAACGATTGGAAAATAATTGCTGAAGGTGTTAAAGCAAAAACTGAAGGTGTTAAAGCAAAAACTGAAGCTGTCCCCGTTATATTTGGACCAGCTGAATTATTATATCCATTTACAAAAAATGGCTTTTATGGTTTATCTCATTTTAATTGGACCCCAAATTTAAATTATAATTATATACTACATTTATTATCACTTATTGACGAAATATTTTTTATTATACCATCATATAATAATATATCTAATAAAGATTATGTATTAAATAATTTTTGTACTGCTGCACAGGGAGAGAACTATGCTAGAGCAACTATGAATGAATTATTATTGTTACATTCTTTACTACAAAAACAATATATAAATGTTGAATATTTAGAAATAGATATGGATAAGGAAAAAGAGAGAGAGAGAGGGGATGCCCCAAAAAACATAATAAAAAAAAAAACCCCCAAAAGTGATCCAGAATCTTATAACTATATAACATATGAAATAAAATCCAATGTACACAAAATACAATGCAATGATATGTCCAACATTTTCGAATCTATGCATCCAGCTATGTACGCCTCCTCTGACTATAGGACTATAAAATCAATCCCTTGCACCGGAGAAACCGGCTTCAACGCAGACGGGAAAAAAACCACAAATATTCCCTATAGATTTAATTTATTAAAAGTGTCTGCTAAACCAAACGCTTTTTGGACTGCTTTAAAATCAATTTTAAACAAAGACTCACCTAATATATTCGGGAAACTAAAAACCCATTGTAGAAAGAAAGAAAAAAAATGTGAGGGGTGGGTAACACTTCCTACGGTCTGCCCGAAAAAATAATATTATTTTTTACACAACCTTGTTTTCCATGATGATATAGAATAAATTTTAACATCATTATCTTTAACATTTAATAATTCTAATTTTCCACCATTATACATTATATTGGTTATTTTCCATTCATTGCAATACATTTTATAACGTTGATTTCCATCATCAAATGTATGAATCATAATTAAATCATCTATTTTCATTATTATAATTATATATAAATATACTAAAAATGTAAACGAATAATATTACAAATATTAGTATAACTTCCAAAAAGTTCTTCTATTAATCTTCCATTTTTATAAATATGAAATAATGGAACACTTTTAATATTTAATTTTTCAATAATATCAATATCTTTATTGCTATCAATAAATAAAAAATTCGATTCATCTAATTCTATTGATAATGCTTTAATTTTAGAATTTAAATCTACAAAACCATTATTTGTAAAAAAAACTACTGAAATATCCTTATTTTTAATAAAATCCATTAAATAATACATTCATAAATTCTATAAATACTTTAATTTATAGTTATATTTGAACTTATATCAGTATTTTTTGTTATAGTTATCTTTAATAATCCATTTTCATATTTTGCCTCAATATTTTTAGTTGAAATAGTGCCAACATTTATTTCTCTATAATATTTTTTAACATTTACAAAATTCCATTCATCATTATGAATTGTAGAACCTTGAATTCTTAATATTTGATTATCATAATTAAGTTTACAATCATCTTTAGATACTCCAGGTAATTCACAACAAAGCATTATCTTTGTTTCATCGTCATTTCTATAATAAATGATATTATTAACATTTTTAGGTGGTGGATTTAAATTTGTTTGTGCCATGGTATTAATTATAGGAACTGATAATCCTATCGCATTATTAATAAATTCATGTCCTATAGTTTGTAGTTCATCTACAAGTATATGACCCATTGCGGTTGCTTTATTTAAATTTTGATTATTCATATAAATTAATTTATAGATATTTCTTTAAATTATTTAAGTATATCTTGTAACTGCCATTCCATCTGTTATAACTAATACATTATAATTTACTCCAAAAAAATATAGTTCTTTATCAGAAATATTTGCAATTACATTATTCGCAAATGCTATTTTAATATTTTTATCATTTATTTTAGAGAAATTACATGTTCCTGATGGTTCAATATTAAATGGATTTAGTGCAAATGAATACATCCCAATTCTATCTAAATCTGGTACATTTTTACAATATTTTTTTGGATATAATCTAGTATAATACATTAAAGGTAATTCAGGCTCTCGTTCTATTCCATCCAACAATATTTCAACGGTTCCATCATTTCCATCATTTCCATAAATAGAATTAGAACACATTGAAACAAAATAACAAGGACCTTGTCCTGGATTACTAGATGCTGAAATAGTTGCTGTTCCTTCATTAACAATAGCCCAAACAAAATATTTAATTGGATGAATAAAATTTAGTTCATAATCCACTTTAACTAATTGTGTCGATAAATCTCCAACAGTAGATGACGTTGTATTTGGACCATTATTATTTAATTGAACTTGTTCTATTATATATTCATGGTTAGATTGACTAAATCTACGTTTTTCTTCATCTTCTAAATGTATAAATTCTCCATAAATTTTGAATGTTATAGACATATTAGTAATATTTGTACTATTTCCAATTAATTTATGTTTTTCTTCAAAATCAAATTTTAATTTAACTTCATGATTATATAATGCTGCTAATGGTAAATATAAACCTGGATTTTTAGTAAACCAAAATTTTAATGGTACTATAAATTTCTTAGTATATGTTCCAGCATTTACAGTTCCATTTTTACCAGTTCCACCAAATATTAATGGACAATCACCATTTATTCTATTATGGATATTAATATCATATGAGTCATGGGCGGCAGAAGTTAAATTTAGTGTATTATCTAATCCACCATTACTATTACTATTTGTTTCTCTATTTTCACATATATTATCAGTTAATTCATCGTATATTTGCAACCATTGTGAATAATGTGTATCTATTACATAGCCACCAATATCTAATTCTACTTTTTTTATTAATGAATTTCCAAAATGATTTACAGTATATGAACCAGCACTATCCGTTGTTGCTGTAACTGAAGCTTCTAAATATATATTTGATAATAAATCACCATCTCGCTCTATTTTAGCAATTGCTTCAGTTGAACCAAATGTAGGGGTTTCTCCAGAAAAAAATATACGTCGTATATCTTTTGTATAATTAGTATGACGTTTAAATACTGTTTTAAAAAAAGTTATTTGTGGATTAGCTGTTAGATGATAATCTTGTGGACCTAAAGCAAATAATTGTATACTACTTCCTCCCATTATTATTAGTAAATATATATTTTTTAAATGATTTACTTAAAACATAAAATATAGTTAAATAAATGGATAATTATAGTAATGCGGGAAAAATACATTCAAAAGTAAAGAATTTCATTATTCCACATTTACAACCTGGAATTAAATATATAGATATATGCAAGTTAATAGAACATAAAATTAAACAAGAAACTACATTATTAGCAGGTCAACAATTAAATAATGGTATAGCATTTCCTACTGGTATTTCTGTAAATAATGTAGCAGCACACTATACACCATCCTTTGGACATACAGAAGTATTAAAAGAATCAGATGTAGTTAAAATAGATTATGGAGTTCATATTGATGGATGTATAGTAGATTCAGCATTTACAATAAATTTAGACAATAAATATAACTGTTTAATAGATGCTTCCAAAGAAGCTGTTAATACAATTATAAAAAATATAGGAGTTGATAGTAGATTTGGTGATTTAAGTACTATAGCATGTGAAATAGTTGAATCCTATGAATATGAACGTAAACCTTTAAAAATAATAGATAATCTAGCAGGACATAATATATTGCCTTGGACTATTCATGGTGGTAAATTGCTGCATGGATGTAAAACGAATAATCCAAAATATGATGATTTAAAAATAGATGATGGTGATATTATGGCTATCGAATTCTTTGTATCAAATGGAAATGGTACTACTATTTTAGATACAAATCCTAAAAATTATAGTCATTATATGTTAAAAGATGATAAACAAAAATTACCATTATTTAAAAATAAAAAAACGAATCAATTAGCAAAAACAATACAAACACATTTTAAGACACTACCTTTTTGTCCAAGATTTATAGATAATGTATCTTCTAAACATATAAATTATAGTTACAGTTTGCAAGAATTATTTAATGGAGGAATTTTAAATAGTTATCCTCCATTATTAGAAACTGATACTAAGTCTAAAGTCGCACAACATGAAAAAACTATTTATATTAGTGAAACAAAAAAATATGTTTTTGAATAATAATATGATTTAATAGTTAAAGTTTACATAATAAAATTACTAAGTCTAGCAATAAATTCACATTGCTTATTTCGTGCATATTCGATTTCTTCGCAACTAAGACTACTTTTAAATGGTTGACCTCCACTACAGCATTTAGACAATACATTGTAAGCACACATAGTATATGTTTTTTCAGTTTTATCTTTCATTGTCATTTCCACAACTTGATGATCTGAACCCCAATCTCCACCTTCATATCCTGTAAACATTGGAATAACTACTTCAACATCAGCTTTATTTGGTGGATACAATGTTGAATTAAATGTGACTCCTTCAATAAATTCTCCACGAACATGTCCACCATCGGTATTATAACCTCTCTTAAAAGATTTACCAACTAGACTTTGCGAATTAATACCACAATGTCCAGAACGAATTTTGTAAGCTACTGTTTGTTTATCATATTGTCCTGCTTTAGTGTAGCCTTCAAAAATATATCCATCTTTATCATTAAAATCACCATAAGAATCTTGATATGGATACCAGATACGGTCTTCAGCATTTAGTTTGAAATAATCGATTCCTTCACTAAATTCTGGCAGGTTAAAATCACCAATTACAATTGAATTTTTATCTTTAAATGAATCAAGCATCGATTTAATAAATTTGTATTCTTTCATATTTTTAATAATTTCCGATTTAGTTCCCATACTCTTCAAATGAAGTCCGATGACAAATACTTCATCATAAAACATATCATTCGTGTTTTCTGTAGAATTTGTAACACTAAATACAACAAATTTACTAGCATATTTTTCATAGAGTTTCATATAATTCGTTGAAGATGTTTCTGTCATAATGCCTTTAATTTCTTTTTCATCTAGTTCTCGCACATTGAAATCTTTTGTGTAAAATAGACCTTTACCACTATTATCTTTATGAAGTTCAGTATTGCAACGATGGAAATTAATATTTGTACATGTATCGTCAAGACAATCATCCCAATCATATTCTGTTGCAAAAATGAATCCTGAGTTTCCATTACCAATTTTTCGTTTAATATAGTTTTTCATATGTTTCAATTTAGTATTATGCATGTAGGTCATAGTATCAACATCTTTCACATCTCTAAAATCTGGAACTTTAAATCCACCACATTGATCACCTGTAGTATGTGTAACGAAGTCTTTTAGCCATGAAGCAAAGCTAATTTCAGAAAAACTCTTTTCATCATCACGGAATTTCAAAATAGTTTTGATTTTATCACGAATAGCATTATGTCGAAGTGTTTTATCTTCATAGTGTTTGTAACCTTTCCAAAGTTTGCTGTATTTACCACCCATCTTAGACAAATCAATATATGTATCAATAAAGATTACTAGGTCTTCAATAAATTGTGTCATCAATGTTGTTGGAATCGTCAATTTATCTAGTGTAGTATCTGTAAATTTAGTAATAACATCATTATGCTTAGACAAATCAGCAAACATTTCCGCTGTATATACTGGTTCTGAAATAACTGCGTCATCTTCATGTCCAAATAGCATTTTAGTGAAATATTCAACCCATGAAGGTTGTGTCATATTAGAATTGTTAGTTTGTTCAGTTTGGTTGATTGGTGTAGAGAAATTGGAACCCATGATTGTGATTGTTAATAATTTATTTAAAAAAAAAATAATAAATTCAATTTTATATTGTAGACTTTATTTTCTAAAAAATATTAATTAAAATTGAATTAAAAAAAATAACTAAGTTATATGTAACATATGTCACTAAAGGAACGTATAACATGGGCTATAACTAAACCTCCTAAAATAATAAAAAAACTTAATTGTACAATTAAATCACAAAAAGATACAGCACAAAAAGAAGAAAAACAATGGGGTAATAGAATGATAGGGCAAAGTAATAATGGGCAATGGACTACATTATTAGGTGAAAAATTAGTATATGATGTTCTTAAGCAAAAAGGAGAAAATCCTAGAAAAGTACAAAAGAAAGAAGGATTTCAACCTGATTGGGAAACAGATAATTATATTTATGAAGTTAAAACATCAAATTGGTATGTAGATGGAACCGCTGGAGAAAAAGTATATGGAACCTTTATAAAATATCAAAATATTCCAGAATTATATGGAAAACCATTAAAAATTGTATGTATTGCTAAACAAGAAGATGAACTAACTAATGGAAAAATTAATTATTTTGATAATGTAACAGAAAAGACAAAACAAATATTAGAATTAGCAGCTAGTTGGAATATAGAATATATTAAATTTAGTGATTTAATTAAAACTATTAATTATAAATAATAACTTCGGTTGTAATTTCATCTGGATTTTTAGAATTAATTGCACGTCTAGCAATTATTTCTTCACAATAACAATCCTTAAAATTATCGGTAACTAATTTTACTTTAGCATTGCTTAAAGTAAATTTAATATTTTTTTCTTTTAAAATATTTATTTCTCTAAATAGTTGAATATGATTATCTAAATTAAATCCATCGATTACATAACCAACAAATGAGTATTTTTCTCCCGATTGGGCATATGGTGGGTCTAAATAGGCAAAATCACCAATATTAATATTTTTTATAGAATTTTTAAAATCAGAACATATAAATTTAACATTTTGTATTAAATCACTAATATAATCTAAATCTGTTTTGCTAATAATTGTTGGTGTTTTTTTATAATTTCCAAAAGGAACATTAAATCCATTTGGACCTTCTCTAAACACACCTCTAAAACATATTTTATTTAAAAACATAAATAGAGCTGAACATTCAACTGTTGATTTATCTATTTTATTATATTTATTTCTAATCCAATAATAATAATTTTCTTTAGAAGCTTTTGATTCACTTTCAGAATATCTCTTTCTTTCTTTTTCTTTTTTGTAATTTTTATAATTTTGACTATTTATCCATATTTTATAGTCTTCTGATTTTTTATTTTCTGGTTTATTTGGAGGTTCATCAACATTTACATTAAATCTTTGAATAGATTCATATTCTGTGATATACAAATGAATATAATTAAATAATTCGTCTTTATTTTTTTGAATATGACTATATAGATTTATTAATTGTTGGTTAACATCATATGCATAAATAGTATTAGTTACTATTATTTTATTTTGTTTTACTAAAGATAATAATCCTAATAATACACTACCACCACCTAAAAATAATTCATGATAATTGGACATCGTCTTAGGAAACTTCTCTAAAATATTATTTATAATTTGAGTTTTTCCTCCAACCCATTTTAAAAATGGTTTTTGTATTTTGTGTTGTACAGGTTTACATAATAATCCTAACGTATTAATTCTTTTACTATGGATATCAAAGTGTAATTTAGATTTAAAAATAGTATCACAAAGTTGACATTTATACATTTATAATTATATATTGTAAATTTTTAAAATCAATTTTTTTTTAAATTTAATGTTTTTAAAAATCCCCCCC